GGTTTTCACCAATCAGTCAAAGCTAGACTGATAAAACGTAGATCTTCGTTCGTTTATACGCACGGGACGTACCAGGCAAAGAAACGGATATTTTACCATCCTTTCGTTGCTTAAACTCCTCTCCTGAACCGTCCCCTCGTGAGAGGTAGACGGTATAGAGAGGAAAGGCATAATCACCGGGCTGCAGCTCATAGAGCCGCCGACGGGTGACATGCTGGTAAGTCTCGAACGTAAAGCCGCCGTAACCATGGACTCTCTTATAGGGAGTTCCGACGAAGGGGACCTTGATAAGGTGACCGTCGCCGTACCCGTCTGGGCCATAGATACGCAATTCAGGATCGATCAGATCCTCGAAAAAAGCGGCGCTCTCTTCGTCGTAATTCCGGTAGAAGAAATTCCGGAGACGAAAGGAGCCCTCTCCTGTCAAGGCTTCCTTGACATAGACAGGTCGAACTAAGATTCCCGATAAGTAATCTTTCCCGCAAGACTCACGGAAGGGCCCATCAACGTAGGACTTGTCTTTATTAAGGACAAAGCCAGCAGAGGTAAGGACCTGTGTGAGCAGCGGAACAGCGGCGGTTGGCACGATTATGTCGTCCCCGTACACTGAAACATCTTCAGTGGACAGGTCGAGATACTCGCACACCGCAAGTGCAAGAGTCCAGAAAATCAGGGACTCAAGCGGAAACGTGAAACCGTTTCCCATGGAGCAGAATTTCTCCTGCCTCATGACTCCGAACGGGGTTTCTATACACCTCGTACGGCACTGTGAAAGAAACTCGAACCACGGAAGTGGCAAGAGATGCGCAACTAATTCGGTGCTAACCGAATCAGAGGCGCTACTTAGGTCTAGGGTCGCAACACCCCTTGTGATCGAACCGATGCGGGCCAGGGATTGATTCCTGGACTGATCCGTCAGATCAAGACCAGAACTCCTTAACCGTCGAACCATATAGTCGCCGATCCCTGCCTGAACAAAAGTGTTCAGTAAAGGTTCTGTGACGATGGAGCGGTCGGTTTTGAAGTTCTTCGGGACGAAGCAAAGTTTTCCGTTTTGAATTTCAACGGTAACTTTGGCTGATTCTGAGTCGTCCCAATGTGGGAAGACCCAAGGCGGCACCTCTTCTAGAACGTTTTGAACCGTTCCAGCGAGGTCTTCGCTACACGCCCACGAGCTGCGCAGTTTCTCTAGCGCGTTCGCATTTTTCTTAGCGAGCCCCCTCGTGGCACCAGGGCCGAATCTCATACGGAGATCACTGAGCGGCGGAACGTCACCTAAGACGCGGGAAATTTTACGCGATGCAGTGTGAAATACACTGTCCACGTGGCGAGGAAAGAGAAAACCTCGCCCCCACTTCTTAAAGGTTTCGTTCGTAACCGCGCAACGTCTCTCCGACTCAAGAAAGGACTCCATAGCTGCTTCTCGACGATCAATGCCCATATCAAGATCTTCTCTCTTTTGAAAGAGAGCGAGAATCTGTCGATAGGCGATTAACTCGTCGGGTTTTGTAATAGCAGGTATGTAATTAGCGCAGCAACTAATGTTGCGATAATCATCGCGAGCAAGACATCGCTCGAGATGGTCCCTCGTTGAGCCCTCGCTGATGCGAGGTAAGAGGATCCGTAGTGCGAAATCCTTAAGGATCGCATTCGTTACCTCCGTTGTGACTCCTTGATTCCACCGTGAGAAGATATTTCTCATGATAACTCCTTAAAAGAGATTGAAGTGGATGAGGTGAAACCTCAAAGGGCCCCGATTAACTCGGGAAAACGCCCTTATCGAAGAGGTCGGCCGTAGCCGTGTCGATGACCAGACCGGGGTTGTTGGTGTTGTTCCCAACAACCATGGACGTGGCCATCTGACGGCAATTGCGCATCGAACTCACGGTGGATCGCGGATGAATATACGCGATCGAAACTTGACGGTCGATATACGCAACTTTCGGCGCAGCGGAGTATCCAGCGCTATTAGCGCCTGTAACGACTTCCGAAACCGGGACACGCACATCGGTGCTGACCTTGATGACACCGGAGGGAAGCTTTTCACGCGTAACGATCAGGGCCACTTGTGCATCACGGGCAACACCCGTCTTGAACTCGCGGTAATGAGCCACTTCCACGTTTCCCTTCTTCTCAATCCCATCTGGGACAAGAGTGTGGGCTACGGGAGGGCTCTCGTAATCGAAAACGGTGATGGTGGCTTGTTGAGCCATGTGAATCTCCTTTATAAGGAATTAACGACAGAATCAGACTAACGTCCGAAGTTCGCAACAACAAGTGCAATGGCGGCGATGGCGTGATCAAACGTCAAAGCCTTACTCGCCTTGCGTAGGGTTCTCGGTGCGGGAAGGGGGACACTGTTCGTCACAGTCCTACTCAGAGTAATCTGAGTGGAAATGTGATTAACAGGTCTCCTTTCTAGCACGAACAAGTCCGAACTGGTGTTCTCTATGTAAAGAGAGCCAGCTCGCGAGACCTTACGATGCGAGATAACGTACTGCCCGGTGATGCTACGGACTGTATTCAGAGCGTCAAGGTACGACCCGAGAGGGTAGAACCAATCAGCAACGAATGACAGGGGGAGGAGCTCGAAAGCGACTCCCGCAGGGTCCAGTAACCCGGATAGGGAAACTAGATCCACTTCACTGTAGCGACACTTGAGTCTTTTCGACTCAACTATACCGACGTCAACGAAAGCGATGGAACTGGGTGTAAAGCCCCAGACCTGCTTCTTTACGGTGAAATATTTCTTTCCACCGCCGTAACGTGTAACTGTCACGGTGTCGGAGCGGGGGGCAGCCGAGGTGTAACCCATAAAACGGGCTGCTTCCTCGACGTCTTTCAAGAGTGGTCGAACCCCGTAGATGTATTCGAGGTGCGCCTGGGCAGGATCTTTCGTCTTAAGTTTTAACTCGCGACGAGAGGGAGCCGACCCAGACAGAACCTTTACAGCAGCGGGGAGAGAGCCAGATTTGAAAAGACGATATGAGCGGTGTAGTCGCACAGCAGCAGAGGTTATTAGGGAAAGACTCTTACGAGATTCTCCCAGAAACTTGCCGCCGTGGAAACTACTCCCGGAAACTGCTTCTTTGAGTTTATCGACGAGTTTAAGGTCATCTTCTGGGTCCCAAATAAAATCGGAACCCTGACCCAATTGCTCACCTATAATCCCAGAGTACAGCCCGGACCCGTTCCTACGAGCCGTGAACCAGTCTTCTCTGACTGTCATCGCGGCCATGGTGTAGGGATGGGGCTCATACGCAACGCTTCTACGTGGAATCTGAGGAAAAGAGCGCTTCTGATAGAAGCGGGGTGGTTTGGTGACAACAAGAGAACGATGATAATAGTAGCCTCGGCGATGAGCCGGGACTAATACATCACGGTACTTGAAAGCACCAGTGCGCCGGTCGAGATAACGGACACGCTTCTTTAAAAGAGAAGTATCCGAAACTCGAACATTGCGCCACCTCTTAACCTCAGGTTGGAAAACGGGTACATAAACCTTGGGTGGTTTAGTGTACGTCGACGGTGAATCTCCCCCAGACCAGACTTTCGTTTGGATAAGGTGGTAGTTCCAACCGTTGACCGTCTCCACGACAGTATTAGAAGAATTGCTGCCCGTCGTCATATTGCACGACCTTGTTGCTAGGTAGAGATCTCAATTGACCGCATCTCGCG